TTTTTGTAATCGTTTGAAAACTCAAAGGGGCTACCACCGTCAATGAGTTCTTTTATTATTTCTGTAAGATCATCACCGTCTTTGGTTATTACGGTGTACCAAATGTTGTAGGGTAGCTTTATTAGTTTCTTTATGTGGTGGTGCATGGACTAAAAAGGAGGTTCTGCTTCTTGTTGATTTATTGGGGTGTAAGCGTCAAATAGTTTACTTGGTTGTAAAACAAAATTTGTTTGTGGTTTTACGGGGGCTAAGTTGTACATGAGCATGAATAAGATGGCAAAGCCTCGTCTAAATCAAATAATGATTTTTGATTTTTAGCTATTGATAATAAATCCTTGTATTTTATACCCTGAATGTATGAATCGTTGCCTTTTTTCTTTTTACCATTATAATTATTTGATAATTCTTCATCTTTAATCCATTTTTCAGCTAACTCAGGGTATAATTGCAAAATTTTTATAATATTATCTTTCCCTTTTAAAAAACATAAATCGCAATTTCCCAGTATTGACGGTATTTCTAAAATGTATGGTTTTGTCAGCCAGTATTGATTTACCATTTCTTTGTTTATCTTTTGTTCGTACAACGGGAATTTAGGAATTGTATTTTTATATTTATTTTCATAATTATCAACCCTTCTTTTTTCATCAAATCTAAAACCAATATAATTTTCACGATTACCAACGCCTAAAGATTTTAAATATCGCCTTGCAACGTTAATTTTTAATTCTGATGTACAAAGCCTTTTTTGTCTGTTTGGTAAAAATGTTTTCCAATTTGTTAAAGCATCAAATCCAGTAAGTCCCGGACTTTTCCAATGTGTGTATGTGGCTTTATGGACTTTTATTCCCTCGTATTTTTCAAAATCATCAATAAACTTATAAGTAAGCGGATGCTCCCTTCCTGTATCGGTAAACAGCACAATATCATCATCCGTTGGCTTTAACAGGATCGTCATCAATGCCGATGTTTTACCACCGCTAAAATTTATTACTCTTTTCATTTTGTTCATGTTTTTAATTTTTTAAAAAGGGGGTTCTGCTTCTTGTTGATTTATTGGGGTGTAAGCGTCAAATAGTTTACTTGGTTGTAATTGTTTTGGCTCTGTGTACTTTGGTAACTGTTTCTTTTTGTGATACTCTTGGATTGCGTTATATCCACTTGCAGGTATCGACCTGTTTGAAATATACTCAAACCCTGAAAGATTATTAACCATTTTAAAGTCAATAGGTTTACCAAAAGGAGTTACCCTGCCACCTGTTTCTGTTTCTTTAACCTTTCTAACGTGAAATTCTGTGTACATCCATTCGGTTTCGTGTTGAGTAATTCTATGAATTGTAATAAACTCATCTGCCTTATTAGCAAACATAACACCCATTTCAGTATCCTCTTTTTGTGGTGCTTTGGTATATCCGCTTTTATCTTTATTCCTTGCACCAACAGTACCAACGTGACAATTCAAATAGATAGAAATGTTATACTTCTTGGCAAATAATTGTATCACGCTTGCTGCCTCATAATGATAATCATATGTTGAATTTTTTGACTTTGCGGGTATATCAACTTTAAGCGAATTGTAAGGGTCAATCATTAAACCCTTGTATTGATGTTTCTTAAATGCCAACTTTGTCATATTTAAAATATCTTGGTAGTTGTACATCTTTTCGCTGACTTTTATGATGTCGAAGTTTTCTTTTACAAATTGCTTTGCAAACTTGTATTTATCTTCACTCATTGTGTCTATTGGTTCACTCCAATAAAATTCAATTAGCTTTCTGATAATACCACCTACCCTATTTTCAGAACTAAAAATAAGCCACTTCCAACCGTGAAACATACAAGATAGCATTGCTAAATACCAAACAACAGAACTCTTACCCGTATTATCAATCCCGTTTATGATAACCAAATTACCCTCTTTAAAAAGAAAATGCTTATCAAGCGGTTCAATTCCGGTTGATTTACCCATTTCAAATGTTCCTGTTCGCCATTTTTCAAGGTACTCATCATAATCTTCTTCGGTAGCAAGGAAAGAAAGGTCATCCTCATCTGCTGTGTTTATTATGCTTGGTATTTCAGTATCGACCCTGTCATCATCTTTACTCCCGTAGCCATCTTTTGAAAGCATAATTGGCAATGCGTTCCAATCTCCCTTACATTTCAAAATACAGTAAACTGCATAAGGTCTATAAGCCGTCTGTGCTTCAAATTCAGTTGATGTACTAAATACACTAAACCAATTTTTTTCTTCATCAAAATTGCCTGAATGTGTTGCTTTGGTATCTCCGGGTCTTTTAAGTAAAATTTTACTTCCTTTTTTACCAACGGCTGTCCATCCATATTCCTCAAGCAATGAAACTACATCGCCACGTTTGTCATAATCTTCAAGCGGTGTATCGCCCTTAGTTGTTTTTCTTGGTAACGTTTTCTTGGGCTTAAACTCCTTGTAAACCTCATTAAAACTTCTTGCTACCGAGAATAATATATCTCTTTCTTCTTCGGTAATGTATTTTATCTTGTCAAAACTACCGTACTTTATTTCGTAACCTTTTGTCGGATAACAAGCTATGTAACCGCCTTCTCCCCTCGTTTCAAATAAAACCCTAATTGTATCTTTTTCACTTGCGTTATGCGCTACAAGGGTTGCTTTCTGAATAATTTGCTCGCTACTTAATTCGCCTTCTTTTTTTAAATCAGAAACTATTTTATCATATGTTTTCTTAAATGTAAATTGCCTTTCTTCTTCTGTTGTATAACGTTCGGATAGTTTCCTATTTCCCTCAATCGCTTTACATTTAAAAATTAAATGATAACCACCGCTAACTGTTGATTGTACCGTTAACTTCCGTAAAAGGTTTTTATCAATTTCACCGACTTGTTTTTTAAACTCATCGAATATCTTTCCAGTAATATCATATTTTAAATCAACATCAATCGCTTGTACATAATCAGATATTTGACCGCATACCAAACCGATTGCTTTTGCCCTACTAAAATCATATTCTTTTTTCGTTGTCTGCCACTCATCAAATATTGGCCTCTTATTTTCAAGCACGGGCATAAATTGTAAGCCCGGAACTTTAGGTATTAATTCTTGATTCATCTTACAGGAACAGGTTTACGATGTGTTGGCAAAATGGCATTTAAACTTTTTTCGTTTTTTTTCTTCTCCTCTTTTGTCGCTTTAGGAAAATCTTTTTGTAGCCAAGTAATCGCTGTCTTGTAAAGTGATTTATATTTTTTGTTTTCTTTGTAGTTTTCTATTTTGTTAAAAATATCATCAATCTGTTTTGGTGTCCACCCGTAACCCAACAATCCCAAGTACTCATCTTTTGTGATACTAAGGTGGTCTACTTTTTTTAAAATTTCGTTACCGCCTTTATTAGTTAAACTATCTAAATAACTATATATATTTTCATTTTCCATATGTAGTAACATATGTTCAACACTTGTTTCATCATATGATGTATCATATGTAGGTACACTTGTATTATCATATGTTTTAACTTTATTCTCTCTCCTACTGATACAGAACGACTTACGTTTTTCTTTTTCAAATTCAAGACGCTCGTTATAGTACTTAACACCATCAAACTTGAATTTACTCTTAATTACAGGCCATAATTTGTCAAAATGAGAGTTTAAAATGTGCCTTACATTGTCCTCATCGAACCGACCAATGTTAAATTGAAGCATAAGTAATTCAAAATAAGCACCCTTCTGTTCAAAGGTCAAATACATAGTTCCACTTATCCAATCACCGGGATAAAAAAGGAAAGCAGGGTCTTTAGCCATTGTGTTTATCTCCTTTCACGTAATCCCAATCCTCGTTTGGGTCGTCTATTATCACCTTCCCTAAATGGGTCGCTATCTGTTGAGATAATAGCTTATTACACCATTGTTGAACATATAGCCACTTTAGGTATTGTACTTCTTCTATACTGTTCATAGACGATAATAATCGGTCTTTGTACTTACCGAAGTAAAGTTTAACTGGTTTACCTTGTGGAATGTTCTTAATGAAACAATCACATCCATTACACCAAGCTGTCTGTTGGTTGGACTTCATTACTGTGCGGAAATCATTGATGCTGCCGCAGTTTTGGCAAATTATATCGGGCATAACTTAAAATGTTTTACATATTGTAAACAAAAATCTACACTTAAGGGGACAAAAAACCATTTAAGAAACCTTTTTTAACAGGTCTTTTAATTGTTTTTCCTTGTCCGGGTTCAAGTGTCTTTCACCTTTCAAGCATAAACTAAAAACAGTTGGATTAACACCAATATGTTTTGCTATGTACTTCTTTTTAAGCGGTGAATTGTCAATATCTTTTCTTAAAGATTCTTCCATGATGTAAAGATAAATTTACAAGATGATATATCCAAATTTTTTTAATTAAATAAAAAAGCCCCGGAAACAGTCACGAACCGGGGCTACCAAAATGAAAACACACTAAAACTGATGAGAAGAAATTAACCGTTGTAAATGTAGAAATTATTTTGTAT